TGCAATCATGGCTGCTGTCCGCGGATACATCTGGGGTAATCAGGGCAGGTCGGGTCAGATCCTCTGCGCTCGTGAGTTCATGAATAGCCTGTCTGATAGCTCGTTTGAAGAGGTGTCAGGCGCTATATCATCCTACGATTGGCTGGCTGATTACTACGAGGTCGGTGAGCGGTACATACGGTCGCGGGACGGGAACATCGAGTTCACGTTCGCCGGTCTCCGCAGGAACCTCGACAGCATCAAGTCAAAGGCCCGTATCCTGCTCTGCTGGGTTGATGAGGCAGAGACGGTGTCAGGCACCGCGTGGGACAAACTGGACCCCACGATCCGCGAGGAAGGCTCTGAGCTATGGGTGTCGTGGAACCCAGAGAGCAAGCTGTCCGCTACGCATCAGCGATTCCGCGAAGACCCGCCAGAGAGCAGCAAGATCGTAGAGATCAACTGGCGCGACAATCCCTACTTCCCCAAGGTGCTGGACCTAGTCCGGCGCAATGACTTTGAGAAGCGCCCAGACAACTATGATCACATCTGGGAAGGAGCCTATCTCACACATCATAGCGGTGCATATTATGCACTTGAGATGCGTGATGCTAACGCGCAGGGCAGGATCACCGCAGTGCCGTATGAGACCCGGGTGCCAGTGATCACGGCGTGGGACTTAGGGATAGGCGATACAACGGCGATTGTGTTCTGCCAGAAGGTAGGCCCAGAGACGCGGTTAATCGACCACTACGAGGCATCTGGCGTGGGGCTAGACCACTACGTTAGGGTGCTGCAGCAGAAGGGCTACATCTACGATCAGCACATCCTGCCGCATGACGTGAGGGTACGGGAGCTAGGATCGGGCAAGTCACGGCTAGAGACGCTGCAGAGTCTGGGCCTTAACAATATCCAGATCGCCCCGCAGTTGAACGTGGATGACGGGATACAAGCGGTACGGTCGATGCTGGCAACGTGTTGGTTTGACGCTGAGAAGTGCAGTCACCTGATCGACGCGCTGAGAGCGTATCACCGCGAATACGATGACAATAACCGGGTGTGGAAGGGTAGACCGGCACACGATTGGTCAAGCCACAGTGCTGACGCATTCCGGTATCTGGCGGTCGGTCACCGTGAGACCAGTAACTGGGGCGACCCGATACGCCGTAACTTACAGGGGATTGCGTGATACACTGAGGTTTGCGATCTGGAGGGTTCGTATGACATTCAAATTAAATGAACCATCGTGCATCAGTTTCTCAGGCGGCAGGACTAGCGCCTATATGTTGTGGCGCTTCATTGACGCCAATGACGGCCTGCCCGATGACTGCATTGTGACCTTTGCCAACACGGGCAAGGAAGCAGAGGAAACGCTGGAGTTTGTCAGGGATTGCGGAAAATATTGGGACGTTCCAATTGTCTGGCTGGAATACCAGTGGGCAGAGGAAACTAAAGACCGCTTCAAGGTGGTGGATTTTGACACTGCTGCAAGGAACGGCGAGCCGTTTGAGGCACTGATTCACGCCAAAAAGTATCTGCCGAATCCTGTAGCGCGTTTTTGCACCATTGAGCTAAAGATACGCACAATCAGCAACTACCTGTTTTCAATAGGCCATGTGGAAACCCGCAGTCAGGGCGAGAACATGGCGATCGTCGGCATCCGCGCTGATGAGCAACGTCGAGCCGCAAAGATAGAGCCACACCGTAGGCCGCTGGTGGCAGCAGGTGTCACCAAAGAGACAGTCAGTCAATTCTGGGCAGAGCAACCGTTTGACCTAAAGCTACCCAACGTCAATGGCGTTACGCCCCACGGCAACTGTGATCTCTGCTATCTCAAGGGCGCGAATCTCATTGAGTCGCTTATCCTTGAAAAGCCTAGCCGCGCTGATTGGTGGGCGAGGATGGAGCGCGAGTGTCCAGCGACCAAGCAATCTGGGGCGAAATGGCGCAATGACAGACCGACCTACGGCGAGATGCAAGTGATCGCTCGGGAGCAGGGTCAGCTTGCTTTGGCGGGTGATGAAACAGTGCCATGCTTCTGTGGTGATTAGCTTAGCGATGGTATAATGGAGGCTCGTTCTATCGGTAAATCTCATGGGCCTTATTGACTTACTCCGACTGCTGCGACCAGAAGAGGTTGCCGAGCGCATAGCATCTGGCAAGCTGGATATGAGGCCAGAGGCTGTCGCAGAACGTCGAGAGGCGCTTTTCCCTGAGACGTTTTACTCTGGATCGACTAGCCCAGATATCCTCGAGAACCCGCCAACCAACATGGCCCCGCAATACTTGTGGGCGTCAGAAAGCCCCGGGGTGGCCTCAAGCTATTCTGGCAGGAGAATAGGCCGCAGGCCGGATGAGGCACCCACTATATACCCTCTAGCTGTCAACACAGAGGGTTTTGACAGGGTCTTAGGTGGCGGCGCAACATGGAATACGTTGCGAGATCCAACCATACTGCGTGGCTCAGAGCGCATTTCTATGGAGGATATGGACACCAACACCGAAGAGTTGCTTGATTTTGCATATGAGTCGGGCGTCCCGGGTGTTTTGTTTCAAGATGTTATTGATCCGGGTCCATACCAAAAGCTGATGAATTTGGGCGTCCCTAGCGCGTCTGGGGGTAGGGCAAGCCAGCGCGAGATAGATGAGTTCCTGCAAGAGCTGGAGCGCAATCCTCCGCTGAATATGGCTGTGCCTGATACCACTAGGGTTAGGGCGAAATACGGCGCTGCATTCGATCCCGACTACACTGGCCCCAACATTCTTGGCGGCGTTGCAGGCACAGCGGCTCTAGCTGGCTTGCTAGCTGACCCAGAAGAGGCAGAGGCTGGGGTGATACAGCGGGTCATCGACCCCAGATTTACGCTCGCCGTTGGCGCTGGCGGTGAAGGCAGCATACGGAAGGGGCTAATGGACCGCATTGAGACAATGGGTTTTGATGTCGAGGATAGGCCGCTGTACACGGGCGATACGCTCTCTCTGGCGGATCTAGAGGGCAGGCCATACATCATCACTCAGTCCGACAGATCACGCGCTGGCGGCGTTCTGACGGGCATAGACGGCACACCAATAGACCCGGTCGATCTGCGTGGTGGCAGAGACTTCATGTTTGAGAATCCGGGCATGGTCTGGGCGTCTGACCCCAAGGTTGTATCTGGGCTGATGGGTCGCGCTGAAGAGCTACGCAGGCTGTATGGTTCCAATCCCATACTGCTGCCGTATTCTATGGCCCCTACGGGCATTGATTACGCCACCATGCCATTGGATACAATGATCAACTTTGCCCGGGCAGAGATGTCCCGCACCAACAAAAAGAAGCTAGATGCTGGGATACGTAAGATCATCCCAGAGTGGGGCGGTGTAGATGACCCCATGTCAAATTCTGTGTTTAGGGATGTTGTTGGTGATAAGCGTAAGGCTGTAGAGGACTTCATCGACAAGAACTTCCGCAATGAGCGCGGCGGGCTGTCCATCGCTGAGGCCCGGGTTGCCACATCCTCACCAGAGCAGTTTGAGATTATCGACGGCGGGCTGCTGAATATCGGAGAGATTGATCCTACGAAGCCGATCATTGCTGACTCAGGACATCCCACATACTTAGCTGGACTACCCGGGACGGGCTTAGGCAGGTTGCCCGAGGTGATCAGTGCGCGACCTCAGATGGCTGTTAGAGGGCGTGACGTAAAGAACGACCCATCAGACATACGATCTCTTTCAATGAGACCGGAGTACGGTCAGGGACAGATTGATGAAGAGCTACTGAGGGCTTACTACGGACGCGCTACTCCAGAGATGTTGGCTACCACGGCTGCAGGCACTGGCGCTGCGCTCGCTGCCCCGGGCTTGATCAACATGGCGGCTGATGAGCCACTAGAGAAGCCCACAGCGGGTGACGTAATGGATAGCGTGTTCAATATCCTAGATATGCCTATGGCTGGTCTGCAAGGGCTGGTAAGGACAGGGTACGGATTAGCAACTGGGGAGAGCCTGCTGGACGCACTCGCTGAGGGCGTGCATATCACCCAGCAAGGCCCAGACTATGGGGCTGACAGGTTTGAGCAATACATTACAGAGAAGACCGGAGATCCGTCTTTGGGTTGGATGGGGAAGATGGGCTTGCTGTTCGGCGCTCCCTTTTAGAAGGTATAATACGAGGTCACAGATGAAGCCAGCGAAGGGTAAGGCAAAGGTCAAGCGGACGGCCTCCGGCAAGAAGGTCAGCTACGGTCAGAAGGGCGCGAAGGTTAAGCCCGGTACAAAGAAAGGCAACTCATACTGCGCCCGATCAGCGGGTCAGATGAAGAGCCACCCGAAGGCTGCAAAAGATCCAAACTCACCGCTGCGGCTGTCCCGTAAGCGGTGGAAATGTTCTGGCACGAAGTCGAGGAAGAAGTAATGGGCATGGGCGTCAAGCATTACTTTAGGGACGGCAAGGAGCATAAGGGCGGTTATCACAAGATGCCTGACGGGTCGCTGCACTCTGGCGCGACTCATGGCAAAAACAGCAAGCGGCTGTACCACTATGGTGATCTGAGCCAAAAATCAAAGCGCAAAGCGCGGGAGAGTTGGAAGTAATGCCGTATCACAAGGGTAAAAAGAAAGGAAAGAAGCGTGGCAAGTAAGGGGCTGTACGCGAACATTCACGCCAAGCGTAAGCGCATTAAGGCTGGCTCTGGCGAGAAGATGCGGAAGGCTGGGTCAAAGGGTGCGCCAACGGCTAAGGCGTTCAAGCAGTCAGCTAAGACTGCCAAGAAGCGGAAGAAAAAGTAAATGGCACTGTCCAACTACACCGAGCTAAAGGCGTCGATCGCGGACTTCCTAAACCGCGATGACCTGACTGCGGTCATCCCCGACTTCATTACGCTGGCTGAGGCGCAGATCAACCGCGACATCCGCCACTATGAGATGGAGAATCGGGCTACGGCTGACCTTGATGAGCAGTATCTGGATCGGCCGTCAGATTGGCTTGAGACTATCAGAATCAATATCACCAGTGGCGGCACTCGCACACTGGACCTGTTGTCGGCTGCATCAATGGCAGACAAACGTGCGGGGGCGGAGAACACTACGGGAGAGCCTAAGTTCTACCGGCACGCTGAGAGAGCGTTTGAGGTGTTCCCCTCTCCGGACGGTGTATACGAGGTAGAGCTTCTGTACTACGAGAAGATTCCGGCACTATCGGCAAGCAATCCGACCAACTGGTTGCTAACCGATCACCCAGATATCTACTTGTATGGCGCGTTGATGCACTCAGCGCCCTATCTGGCAGAAGACAGCCGTGTTGGCGTATGGGTGCAGCTGTACTCTGCTGCTAGGGATAGAATCAATCAGAGTGGCGAGGATGCTTCATTCTCTGGCTCTGGACTTACACTGAAAATTAAGGGGCTAGGATGAGCTTTTCAGACTACTTAGAGGACAAGATTCTCGATCACGTTTTTGGGGGTACGGCTTACACCGCACCGACCACATTGTATGTGGGCCTGTTCACATCGGCGGCAAGTGATTCTGCTGCGGGTACTGAGGTGTCCGGCAACGGATATGCGCGTCAGACCGCTGCTTTCACTGTGTCAGGCACCTCGCCCACAACAGCCGCCACAAGCGCCGCTATTGAGTTTCCAGAGGCAACTGGCACATGGGGTACCATCACCTATGCTGGCGTCTTCGATGCGCTCACAGGCGGAAATATGCTTGCCTATGCGGAGCTAACCGATCCTTCGGACTTCACCACCCCGCTGTCTAAATCAGTCAGTATCGGTGACGTACTGCGGATTAACGCTGGAAACCTAAAGGTGACGCTTGACTAATGACTACTATCGTAACCCGAACGGAGACGCAGACTGACGGTACGGCTGCGAAAGGCTCCGAATTATCTTGGTCTGAGTTAGATACCAACTTCATCAACCTTAACGACAATAAGGTTGAGGTATCTGGTGCTATCATCTTCACCGCTAAGGCTGGTGAGGCGCTCTCTAAGGGCGATGTAGTCTACGTTTCGGGTGTTAGTGGTGATGTGCCTGTAGTTTCAAAGGCCGACGCTGACGACGCATCCAAGATGCCTGCGTTCGGATTGGCTGAGGATGCCGCCAGCCTCAACGCTGAGGTCAACGTAGTCACGTTCGGCACACTCTACGGATTGGATACCTCCGGCTTCTCTGCTGGGGATACCGTCTACGTCTCCACAACGGCTGGTACATTGACAACGACCAAGCCTGCGGGTGAGTCAGCACTTCTGCAAAACCTTGGCTTAGTGATCCGTTCACACGCTTCTGCGGGGTCTATCAAGGTCGGTGGCGCAGGCCGTAGCAATGCTGTGCCAAACCTGAATGATGGCAACGTGTTTATTGGTAACGCGAGCAATCAGGCTGAGACTAGGGCGCTTGTAGAGGCTGACATCAGCGACTTCGGCACCTACCTTACGGCGGAGAGCGACACGCTAGACTCTGTTACTGGGCGCGGCGCTACAACGGCTAACGATGTCACGGTTGGCGATCTTACTGCCACGGCGGTAAATGCTGATGCGCTCACCTACGGTCTGAATAGCGTGACCGTTAGCGGTGCTACAACTACGCTGGACTTTGCGGCCAACTCAAGCCACGTCATTACTATGACGCAGGCAACGACCTTTGCGTTCTCCAACGCTGCGGCGGGCCAAACTGGCGTCCTGTATATCAAGCAAAACGCCACGGGCGGCTATTCGTTCACGCTGCCAGCTATAGCCAAAACCCCCAAGGGTGGCGCGGCAATCGTTCAAACCACGACAGCAAACAGTGTGTCTGTTCTGAGCTACACGGTGCTGGATGCTTCTAACGTACTGGTCAACTACATTGCGGACTTTGCTTAATGTTTGGGGTCTTCGACGGTATTTACTCGTTTACGACGAATTTCACGACGTCGTTCTCAACTAGCTTTACGACTAGCTTTGTTACTAGCTATGACACTTCTGTAACTACCAGCAGGACCACATCTCACACAACAAGCAAGACCACGAGCCGGACTACCAGCAGGACTACGAGCAGGACGACCTTCTACTCAACCTCATTTAACACAACGGAAGGCCCGTACCTAAGTGTCGCTAGCATCTCCGATATTTACTATGTTTGGTTTTTATATAATTCCCCCAACTTTCTGAACGAAGGCTGGTGGAACGGGGCGTATCAATTTACTGGAGCGTCGGGGATCATCAGCAGCTATACAGTAGGAAGCTACACATATCTAAAAGGCACATACTCTGGCATATCTAACCCGACGTATGGACTGTACTACTACTACATAAGCCGACGAAATACGACAAGCAGAAACACGAGCAGAACGACGTCATACACGACATCGTTTACCACGTCGTTTACAACGTCATACACGACGACATACACAACGTCGTTTGCAACGCTGCGGAACACTAGCCATACCACGTCTGTTGTGACCTCGAGAACCACATCGAATGCCACATCAAGGGTGACTGATTTTTATGTCTAATCTATTTGGACAAGACTACATCAGTCAGCACTTAGGGTCAGACGTGAAGTACCGAGATCGACTGTACGGCTTGCAGGAGGTAGAGGCTTACTTCCAATCGCTCTGCGAGAAAAACGGTATTGAGCATTCAATCGACTGCACCGCAAACGAAACCAGCTACTACAAGACCCTGAATTGCACTACCTACGCGGGCTTGTTCATTGCTCACCCCTTGTGCTTCTCAGAGACCATGTTTCAGATGTTCGACGCTAAGGCAGACAACATGGCTCCGCAAAGGCACTTGGGCTATATCAAGAGTAATCTGGCTAAGGGCGAGGGGTCCAAGTATCTGAACAAGGACGGCGAAGAGTTTGCTAAGGACGGCACTCGCGACTTTAAGGGTATCGTGGTTCTCCCCGGGTCAAACAAGGTGTACGAACACGTTGAGAGCAAAAGGTTCAAGTCTCTCATTGAGGGTCTTGGCAGCGATCTGGTCATCAAGCCTCACCCCCTGACAACCGATGAGATTATTGCGGACATCAACAACATCAAGGGAGATGCACATTTAGCGTCTAGGCAGTGCGACCTGTACGACCTTATTGAGAGGGCTGAGGTGGTATACACGACGCACATCTCAGAGACGGCGCTAACGGGGCTGCTCATGGGCAAGAAGGTTGAGCCTCTTGATCCATTTGACACTCGCCTGACAGGTGCGTTCGCCCATATCAATTACTTCTGCTTTGCGGAAGCAGATCCCGTCAGTGTATTAGGCTCAATAATGGCAAGCCCGAAGTCTGGGGTGATACACCCAGATGTAGATGCAAACTGGAAGCCAAAACTAGATTTGTACTTTGAGTACACGTTGAGCAAAAGAGAGCGCCAGAGGAATCACTACGGTGGGTAGCGCGGAGCAGGCAAAAACAAAGGTCAACTTAGACTATGGGTTGGCTCAGGAGCTAGCTGAGAAGAGTCGCGCCTTCCAAAAGGATGAGGTGCATAACAATGTGTTTCTAAACTCAATGGGCAAAGCTGGCACCCATTTGGTTAAAAACATATTGATGGCGTTTTTGCCAGAGAATCAGCTTAAAAACTTCTACAAATATGCCATTGCCTACAATCCAAATAATGGCCCGATGAAGCGGTTTTTCCCCGAAGGAGAGAACACGGTTTTTTGGGGTCATTTGCCCTGCTTTTTTGACACAGAAGACTCTGTGAGAGACTGCAAGCACATTGTCTTAGTTAGAGACCCATACACCTATGTACTAGCCAAGGAAAGGTTTTTGCTTTCAAATCAAACCCAAAACGATGTTGTTAATAAGGCCGTTGAGAAGTCATCAAATGTCTTGAAGCAGCTTATCTTGGGTGGGTTGGGGCCAGTGCCGCCTCTCCGCCGCGTTTATGACGAGTACCTTATGTGGCTTGGGTCTGGGGCCAAGTTTGTTAGGTACGAAGATGTTGTTAGCAGCGTAAACAACATTGAGGACAAAACGGCTGAGACGTTTTTCAGTGAGTTTTTTGAGTTTATAGGCATAGAAAATCTGCCTGAAGATTGGAAGGAAAGGGTCAGGCTGGGTGCAGACCCAGAATTTAGCCCAACTCATAGGAAAAACTTAACGTACAAAAGTTTCAGTGGGTTTCCGTACAAGAAAGAGCTAGATCAAGAATACAAAGACTTGATTGACTACACCTGCCCAAACTTACGCACAATATTAGGATACAGATAGGATTTTATAATGGCTATCACGCACACATTTAGAAAGCACAAAGTTTTCGTCACTCAAGAGATACCAGACCACCCAAATACTATCTGCAAGGTAGTTTGGTCGTATGTGTTCACTGACGGAACGTATGAGAGCATAGGTCAGGGCGTCACTGCTCTTGACACCGCCCGCGTTATTGCCGATCAGGCTTACGGAAGTCTGCTTAATGCTGACTCCGCAACTGACGCAGACATAGAAAACTGGGTGAGGGCGGATCTAGATTGGAATAACTACGAAACCTTGCACACAGGTAGGGTTAATAACGCTCAATCTATGGCGGGGGCTGCTGAGTATTTCAGTGACGGTAGCCTGCCCTCTTGGTCAGGCAGAACGGGCGGCTCAGTAGGCGTCCCGCGCCAAGTGACTATGCGTCAGGCGCGTCTTGCCCTTCTACAGCAGGGATTCCTGTCAGTGGTTGAGGATGCGATCAATCTGATTCCAGACCCAGACCAGACTAAGGTTAGGACTGAGTGGGAATATGCGGCAACAGTACAAAGGGATTCCCAGTGGGTTGCCACGTTGCAACCTGCGCTTGGCCTAACGGATCAGCAAATTGATGATCTGTTTAATCTGGCGGCAAGCCTGTAAGGCTGTAAACAACTATGGCTAGTCCTAAATATGTAGACCAAGGTTACTGGGTTAGGGGGTACGCTGAGGGCGATTACGTCACCATAGCGATGTCTTCTGATGCTGCGTCTGATATAACCGCTGCGGCTGGATTCTTGGCCGCAACAGCTGCTGTACCAGCGGCGTCATCCGCCACTACGTTCTCACCCTACAGGGTTCAGCAGGCCGCAATAAAGTCAGACGGGTCATCCACCTCAGATGTCGGTGCATCCCTGCGTATTTCTCGCGGCGTTCTAAGTGAGGGTGAGGCGGCAGCACTAGCGGCAGCTGGGAAGACGATCAACAACTCTGGTGCGTCCGTATCTGTGGAGGGGGTCATGACCCTATCAGGACGGCGTAAATGGGAAGATAGGGCAGAACCCGGCGACATTTGGACGGATGTACCATAAGCCATGACACATGGAGTGATGCGTAATGTTTAGGAGCTTGGTGGTCGCTAAGGGCAGAGTCCCCTATGACTATGAGCATTATTACACGGTGGGGTCGCACAGCTTTACCGTTCCCGCCAATGTCTTTTATATCTCTGCTGTCTGTGTCGGCGGTGGCGGTGGTGGCACAGGGTCGCAGGCGTCTCTTCGAGGCGCAGGCGATGGCGGCGATATGGTTCACGCAACGCTTCCTGTTACCCCGGGCGAAACATTAACTGTTGTCGTCGGAGATGGCGGTATTCGCGGCGAATACAGAGGCAATCCCGGCGGTCATGGTGAGTCGTCAGGAATCAAGCGAGGCTCTACCTTTATCCTAAAGGCTAAGGGCGGGCAAGGTGGCGGAAACTCATCTGCACAAGAGTCAAATGTCATAGATGCTGACGCCCTCCGGTCTGGCGAAAACACCGGAGGCGCTGGCGGCACTCATGGTCCAGATGGCGGCGGTGGCGCGGCAGGGTACTCAGGGAGCGGCGGAGATGGGGGTAGCAACAACACCCAAACTGCTGGCCTTGATGGATCTGGCGGTGGCGGTGGCGGTGGCGCTCGCAATATTTACGTCAACGGCATTGGCGGGAGCGGCGGCGGAGTCTATCT